ATATACCAATATTTATAGCTATTAGCGTCACGATTGGGGTTTATATCGGTAGTGCCAAGAGTAAAATGTTTAAGCCAACCGCTACCTGCATTGATTTGCTTGCTATTCTTGTCGAAATAGAGTGTGTGAGGGGTTTTTACTGGGTTTGTTTTTGAGACTACAAAATCGAACTGGGTGGACTTGTTGCCTATAAGTGCCATCATTGTTTGTACGGTGGCAGGGACGATGCTTTTGGTATACTCAGGAAAGGCTGCTTCTATTTGCTTGATAGTTTCTTGAGCATCACGCCAGCTTCTTTTGGTTAATGATTGTGTGCGCTTGTTGAGTTCTCCAAAATATACTTCTTGATTTTGGAGTTTGCGCATTTCGGAGGCAAAAGAGTGTCCTTGTACTTTGTTGGATAGCTCTATTTGTGGGCTGTAAGGGTTATTTACATACTCTTTTAGTCCTACAATGCGAATAGGCACGGGGGTGCGCTGAAATTCAGTGTCTGAAAAGTTAATATAAGCACCCATTTTTAGGCGACCTCCTACATTAGCCCAGTTCTTTTTAGCCCATATACCATCTAAATCACCAGTAAATGTAAAGAGGTCGGTGCGGTTTTCGTATAGGTATTTGCACGCTTCTTTCATCATCTCCCAGCTTGCGCCTGATTTTGTAGCGTTGTCGCTGATGTATGCGTTAGGCATTTGCATATTGTAAACAGAATATTCGTCGCCTATATTGGGGCGGAATATATCGTTGGGCATAGTAACACCATCTTCTTCTTTAGGAACAAGTTGGAATCGTTTTTCGGCGTGGTTATAGTTGGACACTTCAAACTCGCGCCCTGATAGCATACCGCTTTCAAAGTAGATAAGCATTTTTTCGCCTTTGATTTGCATTGCATTGAAGTCGAGGGCTTGTGGTATGGAATCGTCAAATATATCGTAGAAGTGTTTATCTATATCTACTGCAAAAAAACCTGATACAGTACCTTTGCGTTTGGGGTATATGTGTGAGAGGTCGAGGCTTTGCTCATTTATAAATCCGTTATTTTGGGCGTTCTTGATTGTTATCGATAGCCCTTTGTCATCTGAAACGAATGTTACCCCTTCATAAGTGTATTCTTGTGATTTAGGTAGTAACAATTCTTTATTGCCATACTTGGAACGATCAATATTACGGTCGCCTCCTTGTGCATATAAGCGAGTAACACGACTTTGTTCGGTAGTGCGACTTACACCGGTCTTAAAGCCTTTTCCCTTGCCATATTGAAGTGGTAGAGGATTGTTTTTAAAGTACTCTACCTTATGCAAATGAATGGTTTTACCTATGATTTCGTATTCGGTTTCAAAGGCTTTGGCTATCATTTCCAATGCTTCGAGGCAGTTGTTATGATTGTAAGAAACAAGTTTTTCAGAGGCTTCTATACAATTACCTACTTGCCACCCGCTATCTATCATATTGAGGCAATCGACAAGGATTTGCACGTGGTAGCGAGGTGAGGCGGTGAAAGGGAATTTTAGGGTTTTATCGTTGGGATTTCTAAATTTGTAGTTTTTGAGGTTTGCGCCCTCGCTGTCCATAGTGAGGGTATACTCAAAGTTTCGTGTGTTATGTTTTACGATTTTAGCAGGTTGGTTAAGAGTATAACGCTCATTAGCAAACTCGCACCACGCACCAGTTGGAATGTCGGTATAGGTGGATAACGAAAAGTATAAGGTAAGTGTATGTTCGCCCATTATAGAGCGGTAACGATAACTCTCATCAGTGGGGAGAATGTCTATATATGTAGCGTTAAAATTGAGTTTCATTGGTGCAATAATAATACAGTGCAAAGGTAAGAGATACTTTCCTTTGCACTGCTATAGTGTTTTAGTAAAAAATTAGTAAATATTTGAAGTGATGTTAGGTAAGTACAAAAGTGATGGTAAATTCTACTTTTAGGGTGCTTTGGATAAGAAAAACGTTCTTAATACTTGCTTTTTGGTAGATAGCATTTTGAGGTTGGAATGTAGTGTATTTTATCACTCGTTCGCCTTGTTTGGTGAGATTGTACAACAAAGCTTCGTATAGTTGCCAAAAGGTGCTAACGGGTTGAGAAATGTAGCAATGTAGTTCAAGGGTGCGTTCTTTAAATACGTTAGAATGCTCTGCATATTGTACGCCACTAATGGATGTACTATTGATAGTGAGGTGTTCTTTTACCTCGTAATCTTTTAGGAGTGTATTTTGGTTTTCTTCAAGTAGGTAAATGCCGTATTTGGATACATCTATGCCGTCTATAGTGAAGCCTGAAATGGGTAGTGTAGCATTGGGGGCGGTATAGGTATAACCTTCCAAAGGAAAATCGGAAGCAAAAGTAATATCGTAGCTGATGTATGTTTGTTCTTTTTTGGCTTTTTTTACTGATACTAATCGAAGTTGAAATGTTTTATTGAGTTCTTCAAAGTGGAATGTATTGTAAGTTTGAGCCGTAAGAAAGTTGATGAATGGTTCGTACTGGTTTGCTTCACTAAAAAATGATAAAGTGATCTGAATGGTATCGAGTTTAGGGCTATCGGTGTCGTACTCTTTACCATAGTACTCAGCCCAATCGTTGGAAAATAGTTTTTTGAGAGGAGGAAAGCAAAGAAGGTCTTTGTAATTGCTATCTAACAAGTAAGTGCTGTAAGTGGTTTGTATGTTGATGTTGTTTATTTTCATTGTCTTTTTTGCTATTTAAAAATATTGTTGTATCTTTGCGGTGTTGTAAAGGGTATTTATGAACTTTACAAGGTGAGGTACGTGGCTTCGTGCCACTATAGACCGCACCCCCAGCACCTCAAATATAATGCGCAATTATATTTGAGGTGTCTTTTTTATATACTCTCTTATTCTGTTAAGGTTGTATATTTTTACTTGATTATTAGGGTATATAACTGTTAAAACTTCTAATGATTGATAATGTCCTTCATTGAGTTTACTTCTTAACGACCTATACATTTGTTTATAACTATCAGGCTTTATAGGTAGATGTATTATAACTTCACTTGCTTTTTGTTTACTTGCTTCTTTCATTGCGCTTTGAATGATATTTTTAGCATTAGTGCTTTCTGCAATTTTTATATCAGTATATTTTTTAGTTTTTAGGTTAAATGCATCTGGGTTTTTATTTCCATCTTCTATAATAGGAAGCATTCTATATCTTTCTCCCGTATCAGCGAGTATTTTTAGTGCATTTAGATTTTTATTGTACTCTTGTTTTCTCTGTTTACCATTATTAAACACTTCTACAATTCCGCCTCTCTTACCTTTATATTTTTCTGAAAATGTAATGTTATTATATCTGCTCTTTAGAATAATATCATCATTCATTGTTGGCGCTATAACACCTTTGTTAGCCTCAATAAAATAAGGCTTTGTTTTCCAGTTCTTAAATCTATCTTTATTGTCTGTTATCCATTGTTTATATTCTTTGGGTACATCACTTATGTAATTAGATGAACTTTCAGGGGGTAATTCTTCATCAGCTTTTAACTCCTTGATGAGTTCATCGGGTGTTTTGAGAATACTCACTATATGGCACTTGCAGCCTACGTGCCAGCCATGAAAGTGGAATGTTTTGGGGTATTTGCCTTTGAGTTCATCGCACATATCATAGACTTTGTGCTGTGGGGATAGGCGTACTTCAAAGCCTACTACATCAGGGTTTTGCTGTATGCGTAACCAATCAGCGGACTTATAGGCTACATTAATCTCATTACTTGCAAGTCGCAAAGCGTTTTTGTAGGCACTTCTATACACTCCTTGCCCAGGGTGATAGTTTTGGGCGTTCTTACTTAGTACAAGGTTACCATATTTGTCCCTAACTCTATGAAATAGGGCGGTAGGATTGTTCAATAGGTTGCGTATCTCACGACTTAGCTGTACCGCGCTTTTACCCTCCTCCAAGGAAACAGATAAGGCGAGTTCTAATTCTGTTTGTGCTTTTTTAGCAATGTCCCATACACGGTCGGAAACGGTAAAATCTTTAATCTTACGCGTTTTGAATGTTTCGAGGGCTTCAAGGTTTTTGTATTTGGTTAGTCCTTCTCTTAGTAGATTATCTTGCTTGATATTGGCAAAAGCCCATTCTTTGGTGATACCTTGCTTTATGATTTGGTCTAATTGGTTGCTGAAATTAGCTAATTCCTTTTCAAAGGATTTCCCCTTTTTGGTAGTAGCAAATGAGAATAATGTACTTGCGATGATTTCTTTATAATCGGTTTTGAGGGCTATAAATACAGCTGTACCTACAAGCTGATAAAATAATCGTTCTATCTGTTGTAGGTATGCCATTAGGTGCTTTCTATGTTGATCATCATAGTTCATTAGATACTTGCTTCATTGAGACTGCTATTTTCCTCGTCTTTTATTTGCTGTAATTGGGCTTCGGGGTCGGTGATACCAAAACGCTGCATTGCTTCACGCTGTGATATAATAGGTTTGCCACCATTAGCTTCTGTAAGGGTACGTATCATTTCGGTATCATCGTCAATATCAAATGGGGTAATGATAGGGGTGATGTCTATATCTTTCAGTTCTTTTTCAAAGGGTAAATACATCTTTGAAAGGAATGCTAAAATGATATTGATACGCCTTTGTAATGCGGGTATGAATATAGCCTCATTGTCTTTTACTTTGAGGTGTGCGGGTAACCAAGCCAGTTTGCGCCCTACTCCTGAGAGTATATTGCCTTTACCTGCGTAGAACTCATCGGAAAGGTCGGGGGTGTGTGAGAACTCGTGTATATCACGGCGGTTCATACTCATTTCTTTGTCGAAACTTTCATTAGCATTAGGAGGCACAACAAATTGCACGTTTCCACCATCTTTTACTTCAAAGACTTTACCACCCGTGTTGTTACCTGACATTTTTCCCTCGACTTTACCTGCTATCATTAGAATAGGTTCACCAAATTTTCTGTTACTTTCAGAGAAGTAGGTACGTTGTACTTCGGCTATCTCAATAAGGTGCTGTACGGCATCCCATTCGGGTTTATCTTGCTGGTACAATACTACTGGTATTTTACCGATGATATTTTCTTTCACTTCGGTAGTAGTTTGTCCGTTTTCAGTAGTGAAAGTATATATAAATTCAGTGGTGAAGGCTTGGAATATATTTTTTTTACCGTCCTTACTTGTACTTTCAACTCCAAATGATATGAGGTTATCATTATCATCAAAGCGTGGGTATAGGTTATATTTTTCAGGGGATAGTATTTTGTGGTACAACAAAAAGTCGGATTTTACGCCGTATTTTTCATTAGGTTGCTCTTCTAAATACCACAATTCAGCTACTTGCGTATAACGTTTTACCTCTGTACATATTTTGCTGTCTGAAAAGTTCATTTTATTAGCCTTAATAACTGACTGAAAGGCAGTAAATAGTGGACTATCCTCAGCGGTGTATTTGTAAGGGATAGCGGTTTGAAACATCGTGGCAATATCTACAATACGTTTTTGGTAAGGTAATCCTACACGATTGAGAGCGCGATAACTTTTTCTAAAACGTTCCTTTCCGTTAACATCTAACATAGGATTACCCTCTTCATCTGTGATTGGTATCAAAATAGACTGGTCAGGATATTTGTGTTTGTTTTGGAATATATCGTGCTTTTTTACATCGTACTGGCGTTTGTAAGGCTCAATATCTACAGTTGTAGCGTTTGTTTTAAATTCTTCTTGTGTAATAGATTGTTCGTTCATATTGCTATATTTTTTAAATCATTGAGGCGAGTTGATATAGGTTATTATTAGTACCACTTAATAGCTTCATTGTAATGTAACGAATAGCGTCTATACTATGGTTATGGTTATCTATGGGTATGCCTGCTTTTTTGTCATTCCAAGCATAGTTTTTAAGTTCTTTCATTACATTGAAGCTGTCAGGGGTAACGACTAATTTGTAATTGAGCATCGTGGTAATGCCTGCTGACACGCTTCCTGCTCCTTTTTCGCAAGGTTCTATATTTAGCCCCTTATCTCTTAGGTCTGCAATGAGGCGGGGTTCGGCACTATCGGCAACAATAAGGTCATCGGAGCGGTCTATCAAAGTGCTATTAAGCTGGTAAAGCCCATCAGAGGATAATTGCTTGTTGTTATAGTATTTTTCATCAATGTAGATGATTTTGCTACGATTATCCACGGCTACTTTGATGAGCGTATCAGGGTCAATACTAAATCCGTAATCTTGTCCGTATCCATAAGGCAGTGAAGTGTCGAACTCTCCAATCTCCCAATCGGTGAATATTACCCCTTCGGATACATCAGCCCAACGACCTATGATTTTTTGTGCGTATTTAGTTTTGTTGAACATAGATTGAGAGAAATTGCCTTGCTCATCAGTAGCTTGTGCGAGGCTTTGGGCTTTGATTTCGTCAATCTGTTTAAAAAACTGCTCATTGAGGTTTTCTATATTATCAAAGTAGGTAGTATGAATATGCAATACATCAGGATGGGTGGATATTTGCACTTCTACACCGTCAATATTTACTATTTTATGCGTTTTTTCAATGTACTTCTTATAAATGAAATGCTCGGCATTGGAGGGGTTCAGAATGAGAATAACCCGCAATTGCTTGCCTTTTTGACGAATTGAAAGTATTAACTTCTCATAGTCCTCTTCTGATAACCATTCCTCCATTTCATCACCTACGAAAGTGGTAATACCGTGTAATGATTTAAGGTTGGCGGTTTGGTTACCTGATGATGTTTTGATACCTTTAAAGAGTATTTCAGAACCTGAAAAGGTGTTTTTGATAGCTGTTTTGGTGATATTAAAATACGCTTGTGTACCCTCTGCTTCTATCTTTTCCTCAAACTCTGGGATAATAGAACTATGGGCTGATACCATAGTATAACGGCTAAATAGTATCTTATGCCCTGCTTCAAAAGATAAGCGTTCCAAAAAGGTAGATGCGTTGTACGACTTGCCACTGCCTCGACCTCCTGAAAGTATGATAATGAACTTATCTTTATTCAGATATAGGGGATTATATACGGGTTGCGTTTTAATCATTACTTTTACTATTGCTTTTGAGCCACTGAGCGATGTCGATAGAACCTTGTACGGAAACTTCTTCTTTTATACCTTCATCGGTTTTGA